TGTGTAAAGGATGCCGGGCTAATCGGTGTTTCTTCGGTTGCCGCTGGCGAAACGGCGTTAGGGTCGCTCATTTGTTGCTCCAATAAAAAAGGGGCCGAAGCCCCTTGGTTTAATTGCTGGTTTTCTACTGGTGGCCTCAGCCCTATCCACCTTTGCCGCCCTGCCTTCCTACTAATTGCGGCTTCCACCCCGGCTCTATGGCGTTACTTCCTGTTCCTGCGCTCCTTGTACCTGCACTTGCCTCTGTTGCAATTCCGCCCCGTGTTCCGCTGCCAGCGCATCAATTCGCGCCTGAACCTCGGCCATGGACTGCTGGATATTGGCTTGGAACACGGCTTGATTCTCATTGCTCGTAAGCTGTTCATGCGCCTTGAGCATATCCGCTTGGATTTTGAGCTTGTCCACGTCGGCCTGCATTGCGGCTATCTTCTCTTTGCTCTCAAGCTCCATTTTCTTTGAGTTCGTCGCCTCTGTCATGGACTCCAGCTGCTGAGTCATGACCTGTATCATCTGCGCGGCCTGTGCCAGTTTCTGCTTCATGGCGTTCGGATCTTCCGCGCCCTTGTCGGAGAATTCGGGAGGTGTCAGGCGCTCTGCCATCTGATCACCGAGCGGGCCAAGGTTGCGATTCTTAATTACGAGATCCGCAACACGGGGCGCAAACGGGCTTTCAAGGAGCAAATCTCCCAACTTATCCGCCGCTTCTCTCTGGCTCTGGTATCCTGGCCCTACGCTCACCGTTGCCTCATGATCTCCTATGTCTGTGCGATACTCTACAAGCTCGCCCTTATCGTTTTTATAGGCCCCTGCATTGATCGTGACTGATTTCGCCTTCTCGTCGGGCGTTCGCAGGAGTAATTCCCGCTCGGTGTCGTATACATGCGGGATCATTTCATCGAGAATTCGTCCTGTGTGCTCGATGGACTGATCAAGGGAGCTGGTAAAATGATAATTCCCCTGATCTGATTGCTCCTGTTGCACAAGTTGAGCCTTGCCGGACTTGCCGGAAGCATCTGCTTTGACCTGGTTTGATGAGTACATGCCAAGAGATGCTTGGATACTGCGCTTTATGCCTTCGTCGGCCATCTCGTAGGCTGATATGTTATTCATTTCCGAGTGCATCATCGGAATAGGTGGAGGTAAAAGCTCGCCATTAGGCCCCGTCGCGGTCGCATCAAGCGGGAAGAATGGCAATGGGACTTTATTTCCTACCGCCCATTCTTTTTGATACTTGGCGACCACGGAATCATAGGCCATGTAGCTTGATTTCAGGATGCGCCCAATAGCCTCATGCTGCGCGGTCTTGACGTAATTATGCAGCGTCTGACCATCCCGGCTTTTGCGGATTAAACTCTCCACAATGCGCTTAGATCCTCCTGCCTCCTCCATCCAATACTGCCGGCCAAACACGGGTATAATAGGGATCCAACGGCCCTCCCACGGGGTGTCTTCGTCTAGCGTTTCAACGCCGCTCATGATCTGCTGGATAACCTTTTTGCGCTCGGTTTTGTGCTCCCAAATGATCGGCAGGACTTGGCCGGCGATGGACAGCCCGCCATTGGCAATCTCTGCGCCTGCGGGCATCTTATCGCTGTAGATTTTCTGCGAGCGCTGCTGATCCCCTACGAGATAAACAGTCACCGGCGAGGTTGATAGCTTCCAGCACTCCGCGACCTGCACGTTATCTTCACGAAACCAACTCGGCGCTTGCGAGATCATCTCAGGAGCAAAAGAGGTTTGTTTGGCATTCTTCCCAAAGGCTTTGATAAACGCCTTTTTGCTCATCGAATCGAGCAGAAAGGCGAACCGCATATCCGCGCCAGCTGCCTCTTTAACGTCGGGATCAATCACGGCTGATCTGGTGTTGGGGATGCAGCGAATGTAGAGTTCCTGGTCCGGAGCGTCCCATGCCTGATAGCGCTTTCCTACCGCCCAAAAGCCCATGCCGCGTTGGAGCGCGTTTTCATAGCCGATGATATAGGCGTAGGTTCCGCCCTTTGACTCAATCGTGCGGATAATGTCTTCGCGGAGTGCCGCCGTTTTATCGTTCGCCCCGTTGCCTTTGGGGTCGATCTTGACGCCACGTTTGTTTTGCCGGATATCGTTGATGCGCTGATTGATGTACTGACCCAATTCATCGAAGCAGAGACATGGACGGCTCGCCTCTTCACGCGCCTTGCGTTCTTCCGGATCCCACGGATCGCCGTTGACATAGCGCATGTCCTCGTCGCCGGCCTTGTAGTTGTCGGACCACGCAGAGGAGGCGTATTCGTAGAGTTCGAGGTTTTCTTTGACGTCGGATTCCATTTACATCCTCGGGCGCGGCATTGCCGCCCAATGTGCCACTAAGAGAGAAAAGGCAAGCCAAACTAAAATGCTTAGCTCCATGCGCTGTAGTGTGCGGGGATGATGTTGATAATATTTGTATTATCCGGTTCGGTTTTCATCCTCTGCCGGCCAGATACAAGCAGATACCGCGTTGCATCCATAAGGTGATCATTTTCCTTGACCACCTTGCCATTCTCGTCGCGCCGATAGAGCCGGAACTCCTTGAACCAGTTTTGCAGGCTCGCGTGTACCTTGAGCTGCCCACCTGATAGGAGTTGCCAAACCTCTAAGAGTCCAGCCTCAACAGCATTGAGCGCCGGCAGTAGGTCAAGCCCTAAATCCCGGTAATCCTTAAGGAGTTGAGCGCCGTCCTTTTGCCCTCTACCTCTTGCGGCGGGGTCGCAGACACCTGGAATCCATGCGCCCCTTGCCCTGATAGCCGCCGCGTGTATTGATGGCTCCTCACGGCCCTGATAGTGTTCGGAAAATAGCTCGATGCGCTTTGAAACTGGATCTTGAGCGCCCCAAATTCCAGCAGTCCGATTCCACCCAACGTCAAGCCCATACGCTCGTGGCCACTCTTTAGGGATCGCGTGATCCGGGATTATGATTTCAGATTCCGGCACGGGGTAAATCGCGCCGGCTCCAAGCTGCGGGATGCCCTTGGATCTTGCATCGCGCTGGAATGGCGGGATTGAATCCCACAACTCCTGTTTTACTGCATCGTCAAGGTGTGGCGCATCGTCCCATGTTGCTGTGACAACAAACTTGCGAGTCTTTTCCTCTTCGCCCTCACCCCGCACTTGTCCGCCAGGGAGAAACATCAAGACCACTTCCGACAGTCCCATAAGTGGAGTAAAGGTGAGCATCACGAGGCCGTTTGTGGTCATCGTGCGGATTAAGCACTCGGTATAAATGCTTAATGGCGGCTCCTCATCGAGCCATATCAAGTCTTGCTCTGTACCTTGGAAGCTCTCCCGGCCTTGCTCGTAGCTCTTGAGTGTAAGAAGTGATTGCCCTCCACTTGCATGCTAAATATAGGCGTTTTCTATCGCGTCGGGAACGCTGCCTTTTGCCGTGGTCCGCATGATAAGGTCGCCTGGGATCATCCCGGTACCAATCGAGCCAGGAGGACCGAGGAGTTTATCTTGCAGGATCTCCTTTACGGTCTTTCCGGTGTCACCTGCGGCCCATGCTTTGATAGGGCGCGTGAATCTGCGACCTGTCCACCATGCCGGATAGCGGCCCGTAAGATGGCAGGAGCTCTCGAAAGCCCCTACCCCCTCAGTCTTACCGACACGGTTTGCGGCCAAGAAAAGCCGCTCGCGCCACTCATTGCCCGCATTGAAGAATTTAAGATGCTGCCGGTAAAGCTCGCGTCTTAGCGGGCCTTCGTCGGGATAGTAGGACTCAATCTTGTTTCGTTTCCGCCTCAGAAGCTCCAGTGTCACCGCTGCGTCTAGTCGTCGCAAGGATGCCGGCGAGAGCTGCGAGTTGATCGGCGGTAAGTTTGCTGAGGTCGTACTCACTTTTGGTTTCTAACGATCCTTTGAGATCAAGTTTGTCTGTGGGCTTTAACCCTGTACGATCCAAGATGCTATTCGCCGCGCTGACCTTTGCTGGCCAATTCTCGGTTTGCTTTATCGTGGTCTCAAGCGCAACAATTGAAGGCTCTTGCAATGCCCGCAACCGCTCTAATGCCTTGAATTTAACCTGGGGCGCTGAGCCGCCATGCATCCGGCAGACAGTCCCGCCTTTTATCGCGTCCGATCTGCATTGGGTTCCGTCGCTCTTTCGTCTTGCCTTGCATTGCATGCGGTCACTCGCTGCATGTGGTTCTTAGATTAACCACCGCCCTAACCTCTTCCTCTGTCGCGTCCAGTATCTTTTCCAGGTGTCTCTTAACCGCGACAACATCTCCATGCACCGGCCTTGTGCCTCTGATATAAGAGCGCCCATCAATCGGCGTGCCTTTGAGATCGCGCCAGTATGCAGAGCGCCAGTCGGCGGCGCTCACGCGGCCCGCCTAGCAGAAATCATTTTCCCGCAGTTCATGCAAACTTTCTGGCGTTTCAAAATACTTTTCCATGGCACATGTGACAACTCGTAAACGTGCAAGGCCCCAACTTTGCCCTTGCACCAGTGGCGAGTGTCTTTCTTCGACCGGCTAACTTTGGGTTGTTCTGGAACGTCTACAGCAATCGTGCTCACGCCGCCACCCTCCGCCATTGCTTGCGTGGGAACTGCGGCCCATAAGGGAGAGATCCGGTTTTCTTTGTGTAGATCGTAAAATGCTCGTTCTGCTCAGCCTTTTGCTGCGCCTCAATGCGAGCCTGTAGCTTTTCAGGGTGCTTGGTATAGCAAGTCTGGCCCGTAATCGGGTGAATTACCTTGATTGGTTTCATATTTTGGGAAATAGGATTTTTGCGGGAACTGCCACACCCTCGTTACTTCTCGGCGGGTTGCCCGATGCTCATTGTGTTGTAATTTTTAACTGACACTACCACGTATACCACGCAAAATTCGCTGGATCAAACAAAATTATTAAAATCAAAATAATTGCATTTTTATTCTTGACAACCTAACCGCTTAGATTTACTATGTAGCCATAAAGGAGATACGAAATGAAAGCAACTATCACAGCAAAAGAGATCGCGAACGGAATTGAGATCACTATGGGATTCACTGGAAACGGTTTTGATAGAGCAGAACTTGTGCAGGCCGAAGCCAAGAAATACATGGCCGATGCTGTTGCCGCTGGATTTTCTTGGGATGGCAGGGCGGAATTCAAAATGGTTGCCGAAAGCCCTGAAGCCTGTGCGCCGATAGTTGCCTTCGCTGAGAAAAACGGAATTAAAATCATTTTCTAAGGAGGGTTTATGGCTGAGCAATATTCTACCGAGTGGAAGAGCACGCAAAACGAAAAACATGGTGGATGGCCCCAATATCACGCTGATTTTAATGGCGGGATGTGGCGATGGCACTATATAGCCTGTGATACCGAGCGCGTTCGGGGATCTTACTTCTCGAAAAAAGAGTGCGAAGCCGATGAGCAAAGCACAAGCGCACTAGCATCGGTTCTTGGAAGCAAGGGCGGCTCATCCACCAGCGATGCAAAAAAAGCAGCGTCGATCGAAAACGGCAAAAAGGGCGGCAGGCCCAAGAAAATAATTGCAAAATAATTAAATAAAGTATTGACATCGGCAATACACGGCATGATGGAGCATCGCACCACCACCGCCCTGATAGAGTGGGCGATAGACGCCTACTGCGA